GCGGACCCCTGCTTGGACGCCATGGGCTCGATGGTGGAGTGGCAGCGGTAGCAGGTGCCCACCTCGTGCTTGAGGGGCTCGATCTCCTTCAGGAAGCCGCCTGCTTCCAGATCGGCCAGAATGGCCTTGCGGGCCTCGAGGGTGGTCATGCCGGCGTACTTGCCGCAGTCCAGCACCTCGGGCTCGTTCACGGTATTCTTGCCTGCGGCAAACAGTGCATCGGCAGCGGCCTTATCGGCAGCACCGGTCATGTGGCCGTCGTAGGTAAACACCCGGACGATGGGCAGATCATGGCGCAGACCCACTTCAAAGTCGTTGGGGTCGTGGGCGGGGGTGATCTTGACGACACCGGTGCCCTTAGTCATATCAGCGTGCTCGTCGCAGACGATGGGGATCTCCTTGTTCAGCAGGGGCAGGACAACATGGCAGCCGTGGAGGTGGGCATAGCGGGGGTCCTCGCCGTTGATGGCAACAGCGGTATCACCCAGCATGGTCTCGGGGCGGGTGGTTGCCAGCTCCAGCATCTCGCCGGTCTCCTTGACCGGGTAGAGCAGGTGCCAGAAATTGCCGTCCTTTTCCTCGTACTCCACCTCGGCATCCGAGATGGAGGTGTTGCAGTGGGGGCACCAGTTGACCATCCGGTTGCCGCGGTAGATCAAGCCCTTGTCGTACAGGCGCACGAACACTTCCTTGACGGCATCCGAGCAGCCCTCGTCCATAGTAAAGCGCTCCCGCTGCCAGTCACAGCTGGTACCCAGCTTTTTCAGCTGGCTGACGATGCGGTTGCCGTACTTGGTCTTCCAATCCCAGGCGCGCTCCAGGAAACCGTCGCGGCCCACCATCTCCTTGGTCAGGCCCTCGGCACGCATGGCCTCCACGACCTTGGCCTCGGTGGCGATGGATGCGTGGTCGGTGCCGGGCACCCACAGGGCGGCATAGCCCTGCATCCGCTTGGTGCGGATGAGCACATCCTGCATGGTGTTATCCAGCGCATGGCCCATGTGGAGCTGACCGGTCACGTTCGGAGGGGGCATAACGATGGTGTAAGGCTTCTTGTCGGGGTCCGCTTCCGTGTGGAAGTAGCCGCCGTCCTGCCAGAACTGGTAGATACGGTCTTCCACCTGGCTGGGATCGTACTGTTTTGCGAGTTCTTTCATTGTATCCTCCCAAAAATGTGATGAGTGGGACGAAAAAAGCCGCCCCACGGAACGTTCCATGGGACGGCTGTAAACTACATACCGCGGTACCACCCAAATTGCACCGGCTGCAAACACAGCCCGTGCCCCTTGATGCCCCGGTAACGTGGGGCAGCTCCGAGGGCGGCTACTGGCTTCACCGCCCCTGCTCAAAAGCGACAGTGCGCAGCGCTTACCTGCCGGGCTCTCACCTGCCCCCGGCTCTCTGCAAGGCGGTTTGCCGCGCACACTCTTTCTCGTTGCATTTATACAAAGAATATAACGTTTTTTTGGCGTTTTGTCAATATGCTCCGAGAACTTCCTGCTTCAATCTGCCGATCAGCCGCTCCATCAGGGCCACCCGGTTGAAGGGGGTCATCAGGTAGAGGCCGTCCGCATACGGCAGGGCGGCCTTTGCCATTTCCAGCGAGATGGCAAGACCCAGCTCCTCGCCCTGGGCACGGTCGAGCCCGGCAAACTTTTCAATGATCCAGTCCTCCACATGGATGCCGTTGATCTCGTTCTCCATGAAGATGGCGTTGCGCTGGCTGACCACCGGCATGATACCGGCCAGGATCTTTGCATCGGCCCCCAGCGTCTCCCGGGACTTTTTCAGGTTTTCCACCGCCTGTGCCGAGAGCACCGGCTGGGTCAGAAAGCCGCTCATGCCGTTTTCCAGCTTCTCCTTTGCCCGGCGCAGCTCCACATCAAAGTTGCGGGCGTTCAGATTCAGGGCACCGAACACGGTCATGGGGCCGGGCATCTCCCGGCCTTCCCCTGCCAGCGAGACGATGTACTTGGCCAGCTTGCGGGAGTTGAACTGGTAAACGTTCTTCACCTCGTCCCGCTCTGCCGTGGGGATGGGATCACCGGTGATGGCCAGCACCTCCCGCACGCCCTCGGCATACAGGCCCAGCAGCAGGGCCTTGGTGGCGTTCAGGTTGCGGTCGCGGCAGGTCATGTGGGGCAGGGTGCACAGCCCCAGCTCCCGGTGGACCCGGCAGGCCACCAGAGAGGAATCCATCCGGGCCTGTGCAATGGGGCAGTCGGCAATGGTCAGCAGGTCAGCGCCCGCCGCCTGCAGCTTTTTCGCCCCTTCCAGATAACCGGTCAGGTCCGCATTGCGGGGAGAATCCAGCTCAATGGCAATGACCTTTTTCCCTGCGTTCAGCTTACGCAGGAAAGCATCCTCGTTTTCCACCGTCTGTTCCTTCACGGTGGAAAACTCTTCTGCCGGAGCCGTTTTTTCCACCACGGGCAGGCTGTCCAGCTCCGCCCGCAGGGCGGCAATGTGGGCAGGGGTAGTGCCGCAGCAGCCGCCCAGGATCTGAACCGTGCCCTCGGCGGCCAGACGGCCCAGCTCCCTTGCAAAGTACTCCGGCCTGCCCTGATACTTCACCTGCGTCCGGGTGACAACGGGATAACCCGCGTTGGGCATGACCGACAGGGGCAGCGTGCCCCCCAGCTGCTTTGCCAGTGTGCGCATGGCACCGGGTGCCGACACGCAGTTCAGGCCCACGGCATCCACGATGCCACTTTCCTGCATCCGCCGGGCAAGGTCTTTGCAGTACATGCCCTCCCGGGTGTAGCCGTCGGGCAGGACCGCAAAGGACACCAGCACAAAGGCATCCGGCACTTCCGCCTTGATGGCCCCCACGGCATCCAGAAGGCCCGCATCGGAGCTCAGGGTCTCGAACAGGAAATTCCTGGCCCCCAGCGCCGCGAACTGCTTTGCCACAGCCGTATATACCTGCCCCGCCGGAACTGCCTCGGTATCCGGAGCCGGGCCGAGGTCGGCAAAAACGGCGGCACCCGTCTCCTCTGCGGCCTGCACAGCCAGCTGCCAGCCTGCCTGCGCCAGTTGTTCCCAGCCGGGCGCGTGTGCCGCCGCCAGCCGGGGCAGGCTGAAGGTATTCGTCTTGACGGCATCAGCCCCTGCCGCCAGATACTCCCGGTGGACAGCCAGCACCCCCGCCGGGTCGGTCAGGTTGGCTTGCTCGCACTCCACCCCGGGAGCCGCCTTATAATAAGTACCCATGGCACCATCAAAAAGCAGGGGGCGGGTCTGCAACAGTTCGCGGATGTCTTTCATAAAATGTCTCCTTTTCCCTCAGTTCCCTCTTGCGAATATAAAAAAATTCAGGTATAATTTTGTTATGAAAGCGAGGTGTATTTTCATGCCGAAGATTCGTTCCAGCGCAGACCTGCGCAACAACTACAATGATATCTCTACCTTCTGCCACACCTACGCAGAGCCGGTGTTCATCACCAAAAACGGCAAGGGCGATCTGGCCGTGATGAGCATTGAGACCTACGAAGAGCTGGCAGGACGCTTTGAGCTTTATTCCAAGCTCCAGGAAGGTCTGGACGATGTTGCCGCCGGACGTACCATCCCTCTGGATGAGGCAATGGCTGAGCTGAAAAATCGCAGGAGTCGTCGATGAATTATTCTATTGATATCACCGTTGCAACCAAACGTGATCTTGCCGATGCCTTTGACTACATCGACGGGATGCTTATGAACCCTTCTGCGGCGGACCGTCTGATCGACAATGCGTGGAAGCAGTTTCGTTCGCTCGATCTCTTTCCACAGCGCTTTCCCATTGTTACCGACCCCATGCTGGCAGGTTGGAAAATTCGCTTCTTTCCTGTTCAGAATTATCTAGTGTTTTACCAGATCGAGGAACCCGCTCAGGTCGTCCACATTCTCCGGTTCCTCTATGGTAAAAGCAACTGGGTCTCCATCCTCAAAACCGACTTCAGCGCAGAATACCCTTCCACTCCCCGGGCTCCGGGGAGTTTTTTTGTTGCTCTCTTCCTTCAGTTTAATGAAGTTTCGCCTCTTGTCAAGCGTTTTTTCGTGCCACAGCTTGCAGGCAGGGCAGTTTTGTGCTATCCTATGCGTAACTTTTACATGTGAGGAGAGATGTATCATGCGCCATGCAGGCACACAAACGATCGAAACGGAGCGGCTGCTTCTGCGCCCGCTGACCCCGGAGGATGCCCCCATGATGTACGCCAACTGGGCCAACGACCCGGACGTGACCCGCTGGCTGCGGTGGGAGCCCCACAAAAACGTGGACGAGACCCGGGAACTGCTGACCGCATGGGCACTGCTCTACCCCAATGGAGATTACTACCAGTGGGCCATCGTGGAAAAATCTACCAGGCAGGTGTTTGGCTCCATCGGCGTGTTCACATCCAGTTCCGCCGAGCCGGAGCGTGACCCCTGGCCCGGCTTCGACCACACGAACGGCGTGTGGGAGGTCGGCTACTGCATCGGCAAGGCCTGGTGGAACAAAGGCTTTACCACCGAAGCGCTAAAAGCAGTTGTAGAATATTGGTTCAAAAATACAGATAGTAGCTGGCTGGCCTGCTGCCATGCGTTTGAAAATCCTGCCAGCGGCCGGGTGCAGCAGAAGGCCGGCTTTGTCTACGACCACGATTCTGTCTACCACAAATTTGACGGCACACCAGTTGCCTGCAGGTGCTACGCATTGACAAGAGAACATTACGAAGAACTGAGAGGTTTATTTTGAGCGAACTTTATGACATTTTAGTAGAAACGCCCCCCACAAAGGTCATCTTACTGGCCCTGGATCAGGGGCTTTGGGACTGTGATCGCAGCCTGAACGAGCTGGCTGCACTCTGCGAGGCCAACCACATGGAGGCTGTGGCATCCGTGACCCAGAAGCGGCAGACCCCAGAGACCGGCATCGTGCTGGGCAGCGGCAAGCTGGAGGAGGCCGCCGCTGCCGCCGGGGCTGTCCGGCGCCGTCGGCGGCGTCTGTTGGGCCTGTTGGGCCTGCTGGCGCTCCATCTGATCCCGCAGGCTCTTGACCATATCCCCGGCCATGGGGTAGTGCAGCTTCTCCATCTGCTCCCAGAACCGCAGCAGCGTCGTGATCTCCGTGGGGCTGCCCATGGCGCCCTCCTGGAAGTTCATCCGCGTTTCCTTCCACAAGGCCTGCCGGTCCGAGGCCAGTGGCGCCGAGCTGTCGCAGGAGAACAGAAAATCCGTGTTGTACTGCCACTCCCCCGCCTCGTCCTGGTACAGGAAGTCGTGGCGGTCGAAGGTCACATACTCTACGTCGCCGTGTTCGTCCGTCCGCCGTATGGTGCGCGGCTCGTCGCAGTAGGCCAGCATCCACTTGAAGATGGCTTCAAACAGGTCCTGGTACATGGCCCGCTTCATCACCCGCTTGCTCTCCAGACGCCCAGCCGCCTGCTGGGCGCTGAACTCCTTGGCCACGGCGCTGGTGGCCGTGGGATCCTTCCGCCCCTGCATACTGTCCGTGATGCCGATGGTCTGCCGGGCCTGCTCGTAGATCTGCGCCATCATGGCCAGATCTGTGTTGATGTCCACCTGTGTGTTAAAGGTCCTGATCATCTCCACCTGCGCCGGGTTCTGCAGCTCTACCCGCACGCCGTCCTTGTCGGTGATGAACTGCGCGCCGGGCGGCACGGTGGTGAAGCTGCCGCCGGACAGCACCTTTGTGTTCAACTTCGTGCAGAGCTTGTTGAGGCTGTTCTGCTGGTCAAAGATGGCGTCAAGGTCGCTGCTGCCCCAGAACCGCCCCGGCATACTCACGTTTTTGCGGATGACCAGCGGGAACACGTCCGGCTTGTAGTAGGGGATGCGCGTCTGCTCCTGCCGGTAGGCTGCCTCCGTCATGGCCACCGCCGGACCGCCGCCCGGCTGCATCTGCGGCAGCAGCACGCCCGCCTCCAGTGCCACCGGCTGGCCCATCTCGTCCCGCACGGTGCTGACCGCCGGGATCACCGCGCCATTCCGCAGCACGATGTCCTCCGTCAGCTCCTCGTACTCCATGACTTCATCCTCAAACTTCTTGGAGCCGCAGTAGGCGCACTTCTTGCCGTCGCCCACGGCGCCGCAGGCGGTGCAGCGGTGTACCCGCCGGAGCTGATAGTCCTCCAGGTCCTCCAGCACCACGTCGTTCACCCAGCGCAGCCGCCCGATGCCGCCCTTGCCGTTGCGGTAGTAGGCGGTCACCATCGTCACCAGCTGGTCCGTGGTGTCCGCCGACGCGCCCAGCCGCCGGGCGGACGGATCGCTCTCGTTCTCGTCGTTGACGTCCACGCCGTAGAACTTTCGGATCTGCCGCTTCGTCTGCGGCGTCTTGAGGAAAAAGAAATCCATGTCCGCCACCTGCGTCATGCCGGCCTGCGGCACGATGCCGTAGGGGTGGACGAGGCTCACCTTCAGGTCGCCCAGCCAGTCCTTCCCGCTGACGCTGTCCAGCCAGTCCACCAGCAAGCCGTAGCCGCCCTGCACCGGGCTCAGTCTCTCGCCCTCGTCGTTCATGCGCTCCGAGGGCAGCCGGTCCATCACACCCCGCAGCATGGCCTCGATCACGTCCGCCAGCCACTCGTCCTCCTCACGCACCGCCGTCACCTTCGGCGAAGGGATGGTGCTGTCCACCTGCGTTTCGATGATCTCAAAGCTCACGTTCCGCACATGGCTGGCAAGGCTCTCCCTGGCCTTGGTGCCGTCCGGGGCGTAGATGGTGTGCCCGCCCTCATACTGCTGCTCCCGCCGGAGCATCCTCTCGCGCTCCCCGGCGATGGCGTTCTCCGCCAGCGCCAGACGCTCCTGCCACACCTGCAGCTTCTCCTGGTCTTTCCTGTTCATGGCTTCCTCCCATCAAAATTCCCGGCCCCCGCCGGCAAGCATCGTTTCATAATCCCCGGCGCCGTCCTCATCGTCCTGCCGGTCCATGCGCTCGATCATGTCGTGCAGCATTCCCAGCGCCTTCAAACAGCCCTTGGCGTCAAACTGCCATTGGCCACTTTCCACATAGGCTTTCAAATCGCTGTCCCACTGCATCACCGGCTTGGCGGCGCTGCACCGTTCGTACACGCGCCATACCTCTACCGCCAGCGAGTGTCGTGTCACGCCCAGCGCCTCAAACTCCGTTTTCAGCAGCTCGTCTCGGTAGGCCTGCACGTCCGGATCCTTCATCAGGCGGCTGGCCGTGTTGGCCGCGCTCTTTTCGCTGTACCCCGCCCGGATAGCTGCCCTCGTGCCGTTCATATCGGCCAGCCACTCCCGCACGAAGCGTTTTTGCTTCTCACCCAGCCGCTTTTCCGTCCTGTCAGCCACGCCGCCAGCCTCCTTTCCCGCCGGTGAATACTCTCCGTTTTATCCATTGTGCAACACTTCAACGTGCAGTTATCACGGAAATGCGGAAAAACGCAAAAAGCCCGGAGGCCGTGCAAAATCACAGCTTCCGGGCAGTTCATTCAGTTAAAGCGTGTCAGTTATCCCAAAAAACGAGCCGTTTACCAGCTCTCGTAAAAGGCCTTCCTCATGTCGTACAGCACACTCTCCGTGATGGCGTGGTCCAGCGAGATGGACGTCACGCTTTTCCGGGTGGTCATCAGCTCAAAAAGGGCATGGCTGTACGCACCTCCGACCATGTCGCAGGTGTACTTGACCTTCTCCTGTATCCACCTTGGCTGCTCCGAGAGCGTCAGACAGGTGTAGCGGATGAAGCCCTGCTTTTCCTCCGGCAGCTTCACACCCCGCAGCTTCTTAAAGCCCATCCCCGTCACCTCCCTCCACCGGCTCCCCGGCATAGGCGATAGCCATCTCCTTGCTGCCGCCCACCTTCCGGGCTGGATCCCGCTGGGCCGGTATGTACCGCACGAAGTTCACTCCTGCCTCCGGATCGTACCGCGTCCCCGGCAGCGCCGAGGCCCCGGCTGGCACCCGCAGCGGCGCCGGTGACCAGGTGTACAGGTGCTCCACCTTCGGCTTGACCATGTTCCGGCTGACGCTGTACTTCTTCTCATCCGCCACGCCGCGTGCCTGCATGATGAGATACCGTGCCAGCGGATAAAAGTCCTTCTGCCGCCGGAGGATCTGCACGTCCACCGTGCCGTTGCCCCACACGTCGTCCAGCTTCTCGCCGTACAGCCAGAACACGCCGTCCTCCAGCCGCAGGCCGTGGCCGGAGATGACCACATGGACGTGGACGCGCACCACTTCCCCGGTCTCGCCGTCCATCTCACTGGGCACGATCACCCATTTCAGCACCTTGCCGTGCTTCTTCATCCGGTAGGCCACACGGTCCGCGAACTTCCGCGCCTCCTTCTTGGCCCCTGCCAGCGTGCCGCCGCAGGCGGTCAGCGCCTCGTCTGTGAAGGACAGCGTCAGATACCCGTCGCCGTTGGCATAGTTGCAGTTCAGTGTCCGCGCCAGGGCGAGGATGGCCTGCTGGCGGTTGTTCTCCTGCTTCTTCTCGCTGCTGGCACCCTTGATCCGCGCCCCCCGCCGGGAGGGCCTGCGCCCCACATAGGCCTTGCGGCGCTCCACCACGGAGCCGCTGGTGATCTTGGTGATCATGTACATTCCCTCCTTCGCCGTCGTCATGGTTTGCTCCTCCCTCTCCCGCGATAAAATAGCATAGGTCGCGCCCGTGCCCGCACGAGCCGCCTGTTCATTTCTCCGCCCGCCGGTAAAGCCGCCTGCCCGCCGTCCACGGAGGAGCCGTCACGCGGTGCCGTTCCTCCGCTGCAAGCGGCCTTCCCGCCAAACATAGGCTTTTAACGAGCCCACAGATACGCGCCTGCGCGTATTATATATAAGGTAGTCAGACACTCATATCGCCGCCCCGACCTGCCTACGTCAGTACACCACGCATGAGCGCAGTCCTTCAGCCCGCCAGGGCGGCGATATCAAAGTCCGCCGATGCCATCGCCCAGCCCCGGAAGGGGCTGGGCTTTTTCTCGTTTACGTCTGTTCCTCCACCGCCCGCTGGGCCTCCGCCGCCATGCCCGCGAAGGCCGCACAGAGCGCCGCCGCGTTGGCGTTGATGGCGCCCAGCTCAATGAGGGCCTCGTCCTCGTTGCCGTCCTTGATGGCGTCCCACAGCTCGCCGTGCAGCTTCTCCAGCGCCTTGGCGTCCCGCTTGGTCTCCTCGATCCGCTGGCGCAGGACCGCCCAGGCCTCATAAAAGCTGGCGTAGGCCCGGCCCATCTTGATCCGGCTCTGGCTCTGGGCCTCGGTCACCGTCTGGCTGACCAGCAGCGCCACATTCACGTCCGCCATGTCTTACGCCTCCTTTCCCGCCGGGGCTTCCGGCACGCCTTCCAGCTCCACCGCCACCGGCTCGCCGCCTACGCGCAGACCGCCGGTCATCAGCAGCTCCACACGCAGCCGCATTTCCGTGAAGCGGCAGCGCTCCACCGTCACCGGTGCCTCGCCGTACCCGGCGTCCACCGCGCTCCGCAGCAGGTCAAACAGTGTCTCCACCGTCACCACCTTGTTGGCCTTCTCCGCCGGCGCGGAGGTGCTTGTCGTCATCACCGCCATACTTTCCTCCTTCTGCTCCAGCGTCTGTGCCGGAGCCGTTGTTTTTTCTGCCTCGGCCGCCGCGCGGGCCCTGTTGTACTTCGGCCGCATGAGCCCCTGCCGGCGCCGCCATTCGGCGAGGCGCTTCTCCGGCACGCCCAGCTTCCGGGCCATCTCCTCGTCGGTGAGGCCTGCCTCAAACATCTGCCGCGCTGCCGCGGCATCGAAGCTGAGGGGCCGCCCGCCGCCGTGGCTCCTGGGCTTCAGCATCAGTGCCCCGGCCTCCTCCAGCACCTCCCGGATCTCCCGCGGCGTCACCGCGTTCAGCTCCGCCAGTATGCCGATCTGCCGCTTAGGATCGCGGGCCGTGCGGTAGCTGCTCACGATCTCGCTCTCCGACATCTGTAGGTGTCTCACTGCCCCCCCCTCCTTTCATCTGCCAAACCGTTCCATTTCTCTACCACCTGTCCCAGTACACTGCTTGACATACCGCTATGTATCCATGCCTCGCGCTTTTCCGAGGTTGTCACCGTCAGCCCCTGCAGACCACATACGACCGTCACGCTGTTTTCGCCCGTCCGATATAACTCATACCGCAGCATCCCCGCCGCGTCCATTTCCCGGACGAGCCGATGCCACACTGCTTCCCGCACAATGCCTGCATAACGTTCATCCAGCAGATCGGCCATTTTGCAGACCATAAACCCGTAGTTCACCTCAACCCTACACAGACCGGGGTTGATGGATCGAGCTACCAACACCCTGTCTCCCGGCATCTCGCCGCCCAGCTTGCGTACCAGTCGCCACCGCAGTACGCTTAACCAGGCCATAAACTTCCTTTTCATTCGTCCATCTCCTCCTTCAGCCAGTTTTCTATGCTATGTATCGTGTCCGGCAGGGCGGTCTCCGCGCCCTGCGCCTTGGCGTAGCCGTCAAAGCGGAAGTCGAACAGCTGCACCGCCAGCTCCCTGTCCGACATCCGCCGGAGGACGTCGCCTCTTGTGGCCGGCACTACCACCAGTCCCACCCCGCCGCAGCGCGGGCAGCCCTGTGGCGTCACGCCCCGGCACGTCGGACAATACACCGTCTTCTTGTACAGCTCCTCGCGGTACTTCTTCATTCCAGCACCACCTCCACCTCGTATTCCTTCAGCATCTGCCGAATGTCCGCCCATGTGATGTAACCCTCAGCCACGCACCCGGCGGCGTGGTTCAGCTCCTGGGCCAGCTGCTGCACGTCGTCCATGGGCGCGGCATGCTTGTCGATCAGGACGTAGAGCATCAGCTCAATGCCCCGGTGCAGGCCCTCCGTGACACCCCGGTCATAGGCAGCATCCACGTCCTTCTGCGTCCGCGGCACCCGCCGCGGGTTCACCTTACTGCCCATCCCGGTACTCCATCACGCTGCGGGATTTGTCCTTCGCCAGCTTCTTTTCCACAAAGGAGATAGTTTCCCGCAGAATAGCGCAGCCGTGGATCCCGCAGTTATGCTCTCGCCCACAGCCCAGGCAGGCGAGGCTACCGGTCTGCACCTTCAGCCGCCGCAAACTGGCGATCAATTCCTTATCCGTCATGCCCGCCGTCCTCCTTCCTTTTGAATACAGGCACCATGCGGCATTTGTCCGCCGCAAACTCCGCCACGAAGTTCAGCGCCGTCCATGCCAGCAGAATATCTGCCAGCCAGTCCTCCGCGTCCTGTTGGCCCAGGCCATCAACATTCTCTTTAATCAGTTTTGCAGCATACAAGTCCCCAAACTCCCGGAGGTTCTCAGCAGCATCCTTCCATCGCTCCTTCGGCACGGAATAGCCCAGTTCGACCTTCTTGACGTCACTCATGCTCCATGCCTCCGCTTACCCCCCTCCGGGATCTCCACTATAGGCATCCACTGTTTCACGGTCACGTCCTCCGCCTGCGGGTAGTCGTCCAGCTCCCAGCCGTCGTAGGCCGTGGCGAACACCACCGCGTCGCACAGGGTGATGTTCCCAGCCTTACCGCTGGCCACCGCCAGCACCGACACGCCGTACTCCGGCTGACGCGCCCCGGCGTCCACCCACTTCTGCTTTCCCTGCAGCACCGCGATCTCCTCGGCGTACCGGGCGCAGCGATCCACCAGCTCCTCGATCTCATACGACGCCTCGATGCACAGGTCGTAGATCTCCACGGTGGCTTTTCGCGTGTCTCGCGGCAGCTCCCGCAGCCTTTCCACCAGCTCAGTCGTCTTGCTCATCGCAGAACACCTCCTCCAGCAGCCTGTCCAGCGCCTCCTCGCTCTTTTGGGTCAGACGCCGCTGCCGCCAGCGGTCCTCCACCGCCAGCGCACCGGCCGCCAGCCACAGCAGCGACGCCGCGCCGCATACGATACTGAAAAAATCCATGTCGCACATTCCTCCTGTTTTTATTTTTCGGAGCGTTTCCACTCCGCTTCCAACTGTTTCCGCGCCGCCGGATCCGCCCGGCGCCAGTCCTCCCACATATCCTTTGTCCAGTGCCGCCGGTCCGCGCTGCCGGACTCGGAGGTGTACCGCTGTTGGGTGCGGGCCGTGTGGGCGATGGCCGCCGCCATCACCAGGTCGTCGTGTTCTCCCTCCGCCGCCTGCGGCTTGCGGTTCTCGTCGTACACGAAGGTGATCATCTCCCCCAGTGTCCACGTCGACACCACCAGCCCCGGCTCCTCGTCCATCACCGTGTGCAGCGTGGCCAGCATCTGGGGCCGCGTCTTGGGGGACGTCACCCAGCCCTGGGATTTTACCATCACATTCTTAAAGGTGTCGAAGCGCTCCCGCTGGTAGAGCTTTGGGTAGTGCCACTCCTCCAGCTTCTTCTCCGGATAGGTGGAGAAGTTGACCTCCACCGCCGTCAGCGCATCGTTGTAATACCGGCCCAGGCAGTAGATCTGCCGGGCATACTGTATCTCAGACAAGGGCATCTGCAGCTCTGCCACCTGCGCCCCGGTGCGGTTGTCCAGTACAAAGGCAGTGAAGCGGTCGCTCCCCTCGCCGGCTGTATCGCCGCCCAGCACATAGGGCACGCCCCTCTCCGGTGCCTTCCAGATACGCACCGCCCCGGCCTCGCCGGGCTCATACCGCCAGTTCCGCGGCGCGTCCCCCGGCTCCGCCGGCTCGTCGAAAACGAACCAGCCCACGGATGCGGGCGCCGGTGCGTGCATCCGCTGCCGGCCCAGCGCCGCGTTGTCGAAGTAGCCCTCGCCACTGAGCAGGAATGCCTCGTCCGGCGTGTTGGGGTACTCCTGCCGGAACATAGCCGCGTCGTTGCCGCAGTTGGCCTTGATGCACCAGCGGCGCCACATGAGCTGCTCATCGTCCAGCCCGAAGTCCCGCCGGAGGCCTTCCTCCTCCTCGTCCCACACGGTTCCCTCCGGCACGCTCTTTCGGTACCCCGGCTCCAGGTACCACGGCAGGAATACCGGCGTCCATGCGTTGACGCCGGCCACCGCGTCGTCCCACAGTGTCTTGAAGTGGTCGTAGCCGTTGGCGGTGGACTCGATGACCACCATCGTGTCCGGCTCATCCGGCACCGCCTGCATGATGCCCAGCAGCAGCTCGTCCTTGTTTTTGGGCCAGAAGGCGTACTCGGAGATATGTACATTGGTCAGCGTGTCGCTTCGGCCTACGCCGCCCTTGCCCGCCGTCTGGCAGCGGATAGAGCTCCGCAGGCCCGGCCGGCGGCGCTTCTCCTTCTCGTCCTTGGTTGGGTTCTCGAACACCAGCTCCTTGGCGTTGGAGTTCTTCCGCATAGGCTGCGCGCCGGGCGGAAGGCTGTCGTAGAACAGCTTGTTCATCTTGAACAGGTTGGCCGTGGCCGTGTTCTCGTGGGCCACGATCAGCGTCTTTACGTTGGGGCGCGTCACCGTATCCTGGAACATCAGCCCCTCCGTCACCGTGGAGATACCCTCCTGCCGTCCTTTGAGGACGATCAGACGGACGGGCTTCCCCTGTGCCGCCTGCCGGCGGATGACGCCGTACAGGTTATTCTGCGCGTCGTTGAAGCGCAGGCGCGCCATCGTCTGTTTTTTTGTGCGTATCCACAAGAGGTTTTCGCAGTATTCCTTCGGGTTCCGCAGGTTCACACCCTCGCCTCCTCTCCTCAAAGCCGCCGCCCGGTCATCGGGCAGCCGCTTTCAAAAGAGGGCGGTGCGGGGCGGCTCACGCCAGCCCCGCCGCTTTTCTCTTTGCCATGACCTTGCGATACAGCCGCTGGGCTGTCCGGTCGTCCGTTACGATGTCGCCCCGCAGGTAGTAGGTACAGCCGTCCGGAGACTCCGCCTTTCGCGTATGGTCCGTCTTGCCGGCGTAGTCGCATTTGTATCCGGCCCGGCCGGAGCGCCACACGCAGCTTCCGCAGTGTTCCGCCATATCACGCGCCCACCTTCCGCACCTGGTCAGCCAGTGCCAGCAGTGCCCGCCGCAGCTTCTCCTGCTGACTGTCCGGCAGCGCCTGCAGCAGCGCGGCCAGCGTGTTCACGTTTTCCACCGTCTGATCGAACACCACCTTGAACTTGGTCATGCCCTCGTTGCTGGCGGCAGCGGCCAGCTTGTGGGCGGCCTCCGCCTCGGCTTTGTAGCCCTTGGCGGCATCCAGCGCGCTGTCGCGGGCGTATCGCACATATTCCATCAGCAGCGTCCGCGGCATCCCGTCTTTGGTGTAGTCCGCAACGGCTCCGTATTTGGCGTCAAGATACGCCATCCCGGAGGCAATGAGGCCGCTGATCTTCTGATCGGTGGCCTCGTCGTCCCATGTGATGTTCAGATAGTTCTCTACGTCAGCCAGCAGGCCGACGGGCAAATTGCTGCGGTCTGCCATTATGACTTAGTTACGGTTACGACGTAGGATTTCGTCGCGGTTCCGTTTGCGGCGGTCACTTTGACCGTCAGCGTATTGGCGCCGGCGCCCCACGTCACGGCTCTGCCGTTGACCACGCGAGTCGTCTCTTCCTCTGCGTCCTCGTTGGTGATCTCAGCCGTCGCGTTTGCGTCGGCGGGGATTGCGGTCACGGTATTGGTTGCGTT